CGGTTTCGCTCAACTCGTTGGCTGTTATGGTTCCAGGTGCGATGTCCCCCGCCGCGATGGTTCCGTCTACGATCATGGAACTCGTGATAACCCCCGGCTGAATGGTGGTGGCCCCGTCCCCCGCGCTCACGACATGGCCCGAATGATTGGGATGGGAATAAATCGCTGAAGAAATGGCTGCGATCACCCCGTTGTTTGCGGAAAGAGTGAGTCCGTCCACTTGGACGATGCCTTTTTGATTGGCCGACCCGATGGGGAGATCAGCCGCATCCACGTTCAAGGTTCCGTCCCCCGCTACCGATATGCCTGACCCGGGTTTGACTCCGCCTATGACCAAATCGGTCGCCGGGGGCAGCTCGTAATTGTTAGCACCGTCCTCGACGTTCAACAAGGCGCGCACCTCGGCAGCCGTCAAAACGGCGGGATCTCCCGAAGCCCCGGTGTTGTTCCCCAGCAAAGAACCGGCGGCAATGTCCTGCATCTTCACTAAAGTGACCGCATTGTCCGCAAGCGCCGAAGTAGTCACCGACCCGTTGGTGAAAGACCCGGCGGTCAAACTCCCGCCGAATATATCAAACCGAAGGGGCCCCAGCCAATTGACCGTATTGAATAGCTGCGGAGTCATGGTGTTCTGGGCCACCCACAAACCCCAGCCCGTGAAAGATTTCGCCGGATCATGCCCCGGAGGGGCCCCGACAACCCAACCCGGAGGGATGGTATGTGGAGTGGTCGACCCGTCGTTGGTAAGCTCCACTAGTATATAAGAGGCCGGATTGTAGTAATAGAAACTTCCCGCGACCCCCGTTCCTTCGGTGAACCCCGCGTCCGTCACTGGGGTCACGGTGAACCAAGGATACTCGGCATTGACCACTATGTCCCCTTTCTCATAAGGAAGGGTGGCGTCAAACAAAGTGAGAGTGGACCCCTTTATGTAGACCGAGTCTATCTTGTCGGAGGGGGCGGCTTGATGGATCTCCCCATCTTTTAGGAACAGGGGCTTCATAGCGTCAAGGATTCAAGGGGCACATACTTCCATTGCGTGCCATTGTGAGCGAAAAGAGCAGTCCAGACAAACGACTGAGTAGTTGAGGATTCCGAAGCGATCACTGCGTTCGAAGCCGATCCCTCCCGAACGTTAACCGAAGAGTTAGGCCGCAAGGAAGCGCGTACGGTTACTTGGACCCCGGTCATGGGAACCTCGGTGGACACCAAGGGCATTATAATGTCCAAGGACGACCCCGAATTAAACTCGGCGTTCACGAAATGAGATACTTGGTGGCGGGGAATGTCCACCGCCTGAACCTGTCCGGGCGCCGTGACGTTGAAGGAAGTGGCTCCGCTGAGCGGGGGAACGTTCGCCACGAAGGCCCAGTCCACGTACACCGCGGACGTGGATACCTGCAAATCGGTGATCAACTCCTGCAGCGTGCATTTGTAGGATCGGCCGTCTTGAACGATCAAGATGGCCTCGGTCCCGTCAAGGGGACGCACCTTGTCTTGAAGCTCAGCTATCTCTACATCCGATGTGTATCTAAAGCTCATAAATGAACGGGTTGGTCGGGTTCGAAATTAATCTCCGTGTCGGAAAGCCCCTTGCCAATGTATTGGGAGATTCCGGACGGAGGAGACACTGAGGTGACTTGCCCGGGGACGTTGGATAAATAGTAGCGGATTCCAGGTGCGAACCCCGTGCCTCGCAGAGTGCCTTCCAGGTGAACAGCCGCGCTCACTCCCGACAACACGTCGGCGGCAATGAACCCGTCCGCGGAATAACCCGCCAAAGCCTCCGCGCGGCGAGCTCCGTCGGGCGCAATGGTGATCACGTCTCCGGCAAAAAGGTTCTCGGCGGCGGTTACGTTCTCGGCTTGGGTGCTCATCGCAGGTGAATTGTATTTAATTATTTGCGTGTCGTCCATACATTCCGGCGTATATTCCGCGCGGTCGAGGTGGTAGATGGCCCTTTCGCGAAAATAATCCTCCATGTAACTACTGTAAAGAGTCAAATCCTTGTCCACCTCCCGTGTTATGTGGGCCTTCGCGTAACTGGCGACTAGTTTGGCGCACCTCTCGTCATACGGCACCAAGTCGTCGTCGTCAAAGGTGGACACCTCGGAAACGTACCGCACCATGACCTTCTCGTCCTCGATGAGCGGGGGCCGCACCTCAAACGCGCAGCTTCTGAACGAAACGTTGGGAAAATCGTCAACCCGCGTGGTGGGCAGCTTTTGCTGGTACTCGTCGTAGGTTACGCGGGCGCGGGACTCCACTCCAGTGGTCCGCAATATGTGCACGGACGTTATGGTGGTCGCCGGGGCTGAAAACTCGATAGAGCTCTCCGTCGCGGTGTGCCCGAACTCCTCGTAAAGATAGGTATGGGAAAAGTGGGGCTTGAGGGAGGGGATGTAGGACTGGAGGTCGAGGACCCCCGCCTTCATGATCCGGTCTATGTACTTCTGGGTGAAAGAGCCTTTGCGTACGCCATCGACAGTCAGGAGGACGCGGACCTTGTCAGAAAACTGATTCCAAGGAATGAACATTTCATTTCTTCCCGGCCTTTTTTGGTTTCGGCTTCGCCTTGGGCTTTTCGTCGTCGAGTGGGTCGGCTGGCTCGGCCTTTCCCTCGATCAAAACCTCTTCCACCTTCTCAGGCCGATCGTCTTCCACTACCACCGCAGGAACCGCACCCGGTGGCACGGGCTCGTTTACCACGGCCGCCTGCAACAAGTTCCCCTTGTTTTTTTTTAGGTCGTCGTAGTCCGACTGGGATAGCTCGCGCAACACGCGGCCTTGCTTGAGGAATTCCTTAACGTCCACTTTGTCATCTGGGAGGGCTAAGACCCCTATCCAAATGCCGGCTTGAAGAACGATGGGCTCGACCTGCTTGGGTCGTCCATTGACTCTAAGGGGAGTTACGGCGTTTTTGATTTCAAAGTACTTCACCGCTCCCTTGTAACAATCACGACTTGGCGAGAAGAATTTGGAGTGACCACGCCTGATGCGGTGAACAATACTCCGGCGAGCACGGCGCAACTTGTGTAATAATTAGCAGCCTGTAAAGTGGCGGCGAAGGAGATCACCTCGGTGTCCTTGTCCGTGCCGGTAATTATGACATCGTCGTACCCCTTGGGGCCATGTGGCGAAGCATCTCCGGACAAAGGACTGGACTCGTTGAGCGTGGCACCCGCGGCCTTGAACAACCTCAGGGTCGACCCCTTGTAGTCATTGTCGGCGACGATATTTCCGGAGGTGAGCGTCGCGGTGGTGGACGTGCTAGTACAAGCATTAACTTCAGTTCCGGCCTTGGCCGCCGCAGTGACGTTGGCTCCGGCTTGTATCTGGAGCAAGCCCTCGATGTTCGCACCGTCCGACGTGAAGTCGTACCCTTGATCGATGGCTTGGAACTCGGTCTGACCACTCGTAAGCGCATTTTTATTAGTGACCACGACCAAGTCAATGGCCTGACCGTTAGATCCTCTTCCTAGTACTGATTCCATGATAATATTCCTAGTTAATTATAATTAGAAGGATTGGTCGGCTGAGGCCTCGGGATGGTAACCGAGTCGATCGCTTTGATCCGTGGTTCCAATGGAAGTTCCCTTGACGAGAGCGTCCGTAAGATTGAAGTTCTGGATGAGCAGGTGACGATCAGGACGATCAAGGAACGTGGTCCACTTGGTGGAGCGGAGGTTGTGTTCCGTCGAGTTGGCCGAAATGCGGCACTTGTAGAGGCGGTCCGTCTCGGGATCCGGGCTCTTGCGAGTGACGCTGCTGGTTCCACCGACTCCGATTTGAATGTCGGACCAGTCGAGCATCCACAATACGCGGGCCCGATTTCTGAAGTCTTGATCCGAGGCGGCGCCTTGTAAGTTGTTGGCTCCGGTGTTTTGGTCGGGACCCGTGCCGTCGGCGTACTTGTAAGCGAAGATCTGATCGTCGAAGAACTGATCCCGGAAAACGGCCAACTGACAGCTGGCGTCGGGGATGTCGTACAGATCGTACTCGAAGTTCACCAAGTTGTTGTAGGTAAGCTTCTGGTTGAGCTTGGCGAAACGATCGGTGCTCCAGCCATAACGCTGCTTGAAGTACTTGGTGAAGAGCTCGAACAGATAGTTCGCGGTCTCACGATCAGTCATGAGGTCGATGGTCTGGATGCTGTCGCCGTCCGCTTCGCGGTGACGCTTCAGCTCGTAGAGGTCCTCGAAGAGTTGGATGAAGTTGATGTTCCCTCCGTCCATGTCCTTCACGCGGCCGTTTTCGTTGAGCATCGTGTAGATGCCGACGGCGTTCGCCTTGTACTCCAGCGTGCAGGTGGGATCTTCGGGATCGCTCACCGTAGGCAAGGAAGTGTAGGTTTCCGGCGTCTGGGCCGAACTCAGGTAATCGTTGAAGAACACGCTGTTGAGGAAAGCCCTTTCGGACATCTGAGCGGCGCGCTTGTTTTGCTCGGCGATGCTCAAGAAGTTGAAGGTCTGGTCCCATGGATTGATCTTGCCGTCCAGGATCTTCTGCAAGGTTTCGCGGTACACTTGAGAGGTGACGCGCGACTCGCGGGAAGTCTGGAACCAATTGACGAGGAGGCCGAGGTTCTGGTCGGCGGGCTGGTTTTCACACCATGCCTCGTAATCGGAGATGTTGTTGGCTCCCAACACGGCGATGCCGTACAAAGGAATGAACCCGGGGGCGGTTTTGCCCAGTGGGAACATGGTGACCTTGGCTTGCCGTTGGTTGGAGTCATCGGCGTTTACGGATCTGACGATCTGATAATGGATGGTGGCTCCCGTCTGGGCGCCTGCAGTGTTATCATCCCACGTATGTACTATAAGAGTTGCGCCCGTGAGGAAGTAACGTTCCAGTTCGCGGGGGCCGCCGGCCTTGTCGTTGGCTTCATTCTCATGGCTCTTCCACGGGCTGTCGCCCAAGTCGAAGGTAAGGTCGATGGCGTCAGTCGGGATCGATACCCCGTCGACCACCGAACCGGCGTCGCTGCAAGTCGTGCCAGCGTTGATTCGCCAGTAGTTGGCGTTGAGACGCCTGCGTTGCCTGCGCTGTATATAAGGAAGGATAACGCTTTGCTCGTCGAATCGCACCTTGTTGAGCGCGCCTTTTAAATTCTTTATGGACGACTTGAGCAATATCGACAGGTTCGACTCCTTCACCCCGAGGATCTTGGCCTCGGCGGACTGCGCTATTACTTGCGCGAGGTTCGTTTCCGTCCCCGCAAGCGCCTTGAAGTTCTCCGGAGTCAAGCCGGTGATGCTGGCGTTAGTAAGTGTGCAACCGCGCTGCGGAGTAACCGAAACTAGTTGCGGAAGATAACCTGATGGAGGTGTAGTAGCCATGATATGTTTTTGATTAAATTAAAACTTTCAATGACACCATCTTACCACACAGATCGAGAAAAAGGAGAACTTTCGAAAAAACTTTGAAATTAGTGAGAAGTTGAGGAAACTGGCTTTGTTTTTTAATTTTTAAAATCACCTTATAGCCCGAGGGAACTTATTATGGGGTTGACTGGCCCTTTCGCATCTTCCACCGAACCCGTTGCCCCCGTGGACTTTGTGACCCTGGCTTTTGGTGCGGGAGGAGGTTCGGAGGCTGGCTCGGGCGCTGGGCTGGGAGCTACGGATCCATTGGCTCCGTAGGCCGTAAGCTGCTCTTTCAAGGTATTTAACTGAGTATCCACCTGACTTTTGGTGAAAAATTTCATCATTTCCAAGATCTCGTCGTCGGAAAACGTCCAATATTTCTCCTCTTTGTTCGAGCCCAACTTGTGAAACGCCTCTCGAGGAACGAATTTCCGGCCGTCTCGTATCCGGTCCTTTCCGCCTTGCTTGGCGAATATCTCCCCTTGGTTCTTCACGAACTCGGCTATTTCCGAATGCGCTTGGTTGTCCGAGCTAAACGGAATCACATGGTTGCTCAACTGGAGAAAAGTCGCCCCGTAGTGGTTGGCAAGCTGCGCGCCCTCCTCGATGGCACGCATCTCGAACGCATGCTTGGCGCGAACCGCCTCAATCCCGTCGGCGTCAATGGCTTCCTGCAACTCCTTGGGGACAATGGTTGAAAGCACGTCCGTTCGAAAGCTCTCGGCCCGCTGCTGAAGGTGTGGGATTAATTGCGCTTGCTGATGGCGGCGTTCCACTTGACTCAATCTCGCGTTGGTCTGGGCTAAGACATCCTGCTTGTCCACCTCGCGCTCGGCGCGCCGGCGCTGAGTATCCGTGAACTTAGGCCGATGTTTGGAAATGAACTCGGCATATTCCATGTTGTCCATCGAAGCCTCGAACCCGGCATCTTCCTCAGCCGACTTGGCCATGAAATCCTTCTTCTTCTGGTAATAATCCAAAAACTTCTGATCAAGCCCCTTCAAGTTCGAGTCAAGGTGGGCCGCCACGCGTGCCAAAGCTACTTCCTCGGCATCCGTGTGGTCTAGTCCCCGACCGGCATCCGGGTCATAATCCGCGGGGTTGTAGGGCGCTTGGTCGGGTTGGAACTCGTTTTCGATGGATTCGTAATAATCTCCACCATCTCCCAGGTCCTCTTTGCGGGGAGTTTCGTCGACTTTAGGCGCGGGCTCGGGAGTAGGCTCAGGAGTGGGTTCGGGAGTGGGCTCGGGCTCCTCCGCGGGCGCTTCGGCTAAGTCCGCCAAACTATCGGTGAGAGACATGGCAACGGACGAAACGGGCCTCTCGCCCCCCACTACTTCTTCTACGACGGGGGCTTCGGTGGGCTCCTGCTCGGGGCGCTCCTCCCCGATCTCCGTGGCATACAAGGAATCCAATATGGAATTTCCCTCGCCGGCCGTGTAGTCTTCCGCTTGGGACTCGTCGACTTCTGTTGCTTCTGTTTCTTCTGGTTTATCCATTACTGTGATTGGGCTTGTTGTTGTTCAGCCATGGCTACTTCCGCGTCTTGCATCTCCTTGGCTTCTTGTTGGGAATTGGCTACCGTGGCGGGCGGAGCTGCTTGAGCGACCGTCCCTTGCCCCGGCTCTTGCTGAGGCAAAATACCCAGTTGTTGTAAATCACTGATGAGTTGTTGAAGGAACTGCTGCATCTCGTCAACCTTCTTCGTGTTTTCCTGAACTTGTTGTTCAGCCTGATCCGGAAGGTTTTCCGCCTCTCCGTCCTCAATTTGCAAGTTCAAGTCGAATCCGGTGCCGGAATTCCGGAAGATTTCGTTTATCATGGAGAACACGCGGTTCTTTCCAATGGCTTGAACTAGTTCGGGAGAGCCCAAGAGTTGACCTAGCAACTGAGTCAATGTTTGTGCGATCATCGGGTTGGACTGCCTTTCGGCCCCGTCCCGAGTGGTGAATATGTAATCATGCTTCAACTTGTCGAGCTCTCCCATAACAGTGTATTGAGCCGGGAGGTCGTCCCCGGTCGCGTCCTCGGGACTGTCCACGTTAAAACCAGCGTCCTCGATCGTCTTTCTGGTATACCGCTTGAGTACTGGGACTTCGAGATCCTCCGTGCCGTGTGACAACAGGGACTCGTAAATCATTTTCTTCACCCCCGCGCGCTGCTCGTCTATCCCATCGGATATGTACGCGTACATGGTGTTGGTGGTGTTCGCAAGCTCCTGCACCTCGGTGGCGGTGGACTCCGACTTCAAGGGCTGCCCCAACTCGGTAGGCGACATTATGAGCAACCTCTCCACTATCTGCAACAAGCTGACAATGGATCTAAAGCCCTCGTTCACTTTCTCGGCCATGCTTACTTGGATGATCTCGACCACCTTGTTGGTGTCTATCCCCAAGTCGGACGCCTTGCGTGCGGAGTACAACAATGCCTTTGGCTCTTCGTAATAGTTACGGCCCTTCAGCGATTCCTTGACATATTCTCGCATGTCCTCGGAAAGAACATCCTGATTGATCATCCAAATTTGAGTGAGCCCGGCCTTCATGTTCAGTAAAACCTGAGACAATATGTTGCTCATCTGATCTTGATAAGGCATCAACTCATGAGCCATGGAAGTGTTCACCAAGCGGGAATCATTTTGATTAATCCCCCCGTAAACTGCGGGAATGGAGGGTAGGAACTCTCCATACACGACCGTCGCGTCGCTTGCCACTACGAGGCGAATCCAACACTCGCCTTGATAATCCCCGAACCCGTCCCTCTTGGGATTGATTCGGCGGTAATACTGCGTGAGGAACACTGCGTCATCCAGTTGGTCCTTGGTGTACGTACCGGGTGACGTTCCGATGTTGGCAACGCGATCATTGAGCAAAGGGAAGGTGTCGGCATCCGCTCCGCTCTTCGCCGTGACCGATGGGAAGTTCACGTTTATATGGCAGTAATAGTAATTGAACAAAGCCCTATACAAGTTGAAGGTATCGAGCAAACTGGACGAATACTTGATGGTGTCCCGATTGAAGTATCCCGGATCCTCCTTGATATCCCGATATCGAACCACGTCCCAGAACCCGATCCAATCAGGGCCCGTGTCCGTGTTCAATTGGAACAGAGGCTTGGATATGTCGTAAAAAATCCGTGTGGGATGTGGGTTTACGAACTCTACCCCTTCGCGCAACACCCGGTTCTTTACATTGACGTCCCCGGCGTCGAACACCGGAGTGCGCTTATCGTCGTAATACTCCACATTTCGGTCCCACGCGGAAGTTGGGAAAACCAAACTATATCCGTACAGGAACATGTCTCTCATGGACTGGTTGAAGAAATGCCGATACCCATACTGGTCCGACATGATCTCCACGCGTTGCGACAGCACGTCGGCCCGCAGCTTGTCGGCCATCGAGGTCCCGCGCGGGTCGTACCTGAAATAGGGCCATAAGTTAGAGAAGCGCGAGCTCTGGGCAGCCACTCGCCGCGTTATATAAGACTTCAAGAGGTTGACGGACACTTCGTATAGCCGGGGGATGCTTATGTTGGTTATCTCCCCCGTGTCGTCGTACTCGGTGAAGTCCTGCGCGCACTGCAAATCCTCCAACTGATTCGAACACGCCTTCATGTCGATCTTGCCTTGCGCATACAGCATCAAGGGAATCGTCGCCTTGTTCACGGGATTGGAATCCCACGCCAAATCAACGGATTGGTAAATGCGGGCATTCTTGCACGACCAATCTATCCCTTCGTGCAAATGCCGCTGTATCTCATCCTCCCACTTGTCACGCAAGTCTTTGTCCGGATTCTCCACGTCTTCGCAAGTGAAAATCTCGCGAATTCGCTGCGGCGTGCAATTGAAGTGCTTAAGTAGTTTTTTTGTGACCATTGCGAAATACTAAGGGATCCTCGATTGGGTCCGGGATTTCCTCGGACGCGGCGTAATTCTCGATCAACGTCATTAAAATGCAGACGGACCCGGGAAACTGGGACTTATCTCGATACTTCTCCATGTCCTCATGCGGCACCATCATCATGCTGGACAACTCCCTCCAAGTCACGTTGAGCAAGGAACATAGCCTATCTGATCGACGAAGATCCCAACGGTCCTGAAGGCCTATCTCCTTGTAATGGAGGTCAATCAGCAACGAGTTGTCAGCTCTTACCACGCATTACCTCCAGGGCTGGAACCTTGGAGGGCTCCTTGGTAAGGCTTCCTGAGTCAGTAACTTTCCCATCCACGGAAACTATATGAGCCGTGAGGGAGTCCTCGGTGAGCTCCCCGACCTCAACCTTCAATTTCAAAATCATCTTGTCCCCGGGTTCTTTACCGGAAAACAAATCACGGACGTCGGTGTCCTCAAGACTCAAATGTATCGAATTATCCATTACTTCCCAGGGTTATGAGTTCATCTTCATATTCAGCATGTGATATTATTTCACCAGCGGTCGTCATTTCATAGCACGCTATAGCGTAAGTCAAGGCGTCAAAGACGTGCACGTGCTTGGACCTGCGTGGTTTAAAAGGCAATCGGGGATCATACTTGTCCAACTTAGGCTTTTCGGACTCCAAAAACATGAACATTTCCCTTACCTTGGGGCAATGGGCGGAAACTAAAATAGATTCCTGCAACAACTTGGCCTGAGCCATTCGGACCCGGGCTTCCACGGACCCCGGGAACTTAGGGGCCGGGCGAAACACTATCTTGAACGAAGGCTCCTCGAACGACTCGGACACCCGCTCCGAAATGCGCTCGACGTCCAAATGGTCATAAGTTCCTTGGGACGCCCGAAACTGATTGAACGCCGAGCTATCCGAGCAATGGTCCCAGGCAAACACCGTATCCATTCGCTCGTTCCAGAAATTCATCCGCCGCACTATGTTGGGCACGAGGACCTCATATGAAAGCTTCCGATTCACATAGATCATCTCGTCGAACACTATCCACACCATTTTGTCCTTCAGTGGAATGTTTTGCATGAACACTATCGCATTACATACTTGCCCAAGATCATACCCGATAATAACGGGATACTGAGGGTTCGGGAGTATACGCTTCTTCAAGCCGTCACCCCTCATATGCAGCTTATCGAAATAGAACTCCTTGAATATAGCGTCGCCCGACGGTCTATCCACCCATTTACCCTCGACCAGACGCTGATAATCAATGGGGTCGTTCGCAACCGCCCCCATGACCCGATCGTAATAGTCCGACGGAATGTTCTGCATGTTCTCGGATATGGGGACATGGAACACATCGAAATCCGGTCTCTCCCCATCCTCGTTCATTCCTCTCTCGAAGAAAAGTTCGTAACACCAGTGCGACGGGCCCTCGGGATTGCATGACGCGCAGTATTGCTGAGGGACCTGGGCTCCCTTCTTTCGGCCAACCTGCTGCACCATGGCATCATAATACGAGGGCCCCTCCATGGACGTTATCTCATCAATGTATACCATGGAGG